TTATTACTGAGGTGATAATCGACCCATCGGCGGCTTCTTTTATCGCGGCACTGCGGAAACGGAACTACTGCGCCCGGCGCGGCCGGGACGGGGAAGCGGACATTTACAGGAGATTTACAGTCCGGCAGGCAAAAAACGAGGTTCTTGCCGGAATACGGGTGACGGCGGGATATCTGAAAAGCGGGCAGATGAAGATCCATCGAAGCTGTAAGAATGCCATAAGGGAATTCGGATTGTACCGCTGGGATGAAAAGGCGCAGGAGGACAAGGTAATAAAGGAAAACGACCACGCAATGGATGAGATCCGGTATTTTGCCATGACGGTCATGAAGTATCGATCGGGCATGGGCAGGTACAATTCTGTTTTTGGAGGGTGAGACAAATAAAGACCTATGAAGATTTTGCGGCGCTGAGCGGGGACATGACCGGTATCTTCAGCTTCATTGAGGAAACAATAAACGAGCATAAAAAGAGCGGACTGTACCGGACGGCAGCTTTGGCTGAGGAATATTACCGGGGACTCAATCCCACGATCATGCACTTTCAGAAGATCATATACGACATGGCAGGTATGGCGAACATCGACCGCTTTTCAGCAAACCACAAGGTGGCAAGCAGCTTTTTCAAGTTCGCGGTGAATCAGGAGAACCAATATCTGCTTGGCAACGGGATTACGCTCAAGCCGGAGGCAAAGGAGAAACTGGGGACGGATTTTGACAGGAAAGTACAGAAAGCGGGCCGGGAGGCACTGATAGGAGGCGTGAGCTTTGGATTCTGGAATTTAGACCATTTGGAGGTATATAAGCTCACGGAATTTGTGCCGCTGTACAGCGAGGAAAACGGGGCGCTGATGGCCGGAATACGCTTCTGGCAGGTGGCGGAGGACAAACCTCTCCGGGCGACGCTCTTTGAAACGGATGGATATACAGAATACATCAAGAAAAAAGGCGATCGTTTTTTCGTGCTCAGAGGCAAGCGGGCTTACAAGGAAAAGCTGGCAGGCACGCCGAGAGATGGAATGGAGATCTACCAGGGGGAGAATTATCCGGGCTTTCCAATCGTGCCTCTATGGGGAAACGACGAGCATCAGTCCGAGCTTGTGGGCAAGCAGAACACCATCGACGCGCTGGATCTGGCGACCTCCAACATGGTAAACAACGTGGATGAGGGCAACCTGATCTATTGGGCACTGGTGAACTGTGGGGCAATGACGCCCGAGGACGACCTGAGATTTGTTGAGCAGCTCAAGGTGACCCATGTGGTGCACGCGGAGGGAGACGAGGGGGCGAAAGCGGAGGCACACACGGTGGAAGCGCCGTTCAGCGGAACCCAGGCCACCATAGATATGCTGACACGGAGGCTTTTCACAGACTTTCAGTGCTTCGATTCGGCCTCCGTTTCCGCGGGGAATCAGACCGCGACGGCAATCAAGGCGGCCTATGTGCCGATTGACCTGAAAGCAGACATGTTTGAAGGATGCGTGAGCGATTTTCTGAGCGGGATCTTCAAAATAGCCGGGATAGAGGACAGCCCCAGCTACACGAGAAATAAAATCGTCAATCAGCTTGAGGAGACACAAATGCTGCTGATGGCGGCGCAATATCTGGATGAGGAATACCTCATTGACAAGCTGCTGACCGCATGGGGCGACGCGGACAAGGTAAGCGCGCTCATAGACCGGAGGGCAGGCGAGAACTTGGGCCGGCTGGGCGTGACTATAGAGGGAACGAGCGGAAATGGCGGAGCCTGATATCGCCCACAAGCTCACGGACGAGGAGCTGGCGGCACTGGAAAAGCAGATAGAGGCGGTATACGGAAAGGCATACAAGGAGATTGAGGACGAGATCCGGGAATATTTTTCCAAGTTTGCCAAGCGGGATGCGGAAATGAAGAAGCTTCTGGAGGCCGGAGAGGTCACAAAGGAGCAATATACCCAGTGGCGGCTCGCCCAGCTCGGCCGGGGAGAGCGCATGGAGGCGCTGAAGGACAATATCGCAGAGCGCATGACCAGGGCAAATGAGGTTGCCATCGCCTATGTAAACGACAGGACGCCGGGCATTTATTCGCTTAACCGAAATTACGCGGCCTACCGGATAGAGCTCGTCCATCCGGAGGCGGACTTCGTGCTGTGGGACGAGCAGACCGTGCGGCGGCTGATTATGGAGCAGCCGGAGCTTCTGCCCTACTATCCGCCGGAAAAGGCCGTGAAACGGGGAATTGACCTGGCTTATGGGAAGAAAAAGGTCGGGGACGTCGTTACGGGTGGAATCCTGATGGGCAAGGGAATCAGCCAGATGGCGGATGACTTGCAGCGGGAGATCGTGGATATGAACCGGGTGTTTACCAAGGGCACACCTGCCGCCAGTACCCTGAAATTCCTCACCCATGTGGATTAAAGTAGAAAAATTTTACAGAAAGGAAAGCCTATGACCCGTACCAGACGCCTCGCAGCCGCCTATATTGCCCTTGCGGCAGCCGTGGCTGTGCTTTTTGCGCTGAACCTGTTCTGGGGCAGCGTATCCCTTGCACCGGGTGCAGTGCTGGCAGCGCTGCTGGGCAAGGGCGGCGATGCGCTTGCGGGGAACATCATCCTGCAGCTGCGCCTGCCCCGCGCGGTCATGGCGGCGCTGTTGGGGGCAGCCCTCAGCGCGGCAGGCTACCTGCTGCAGACTTTTTTTGCAAACCCCATTGCCGGGCCATTTGTTATGGGCGTTTCCAGCGGCGCAAAGCTGGCGGTGGCCCTGACCATGGTGGTGTTTCTGGACCGCGGGATGCTGACCAGCTCGGCCACGATGATCGCGGCTGCCTTTGCGGGTGCCATGGCTTCCATGGCCTTTGTGCTGGCGGTGGCCCGGCGGGTGCAGCGCATGAGCATTCTGGTCATCTGCGGTGTGATGATCGGCTATATCTGCTCGGCCA